ACCATCCAGCAAGGAGCCTTCCAATGGTTGATATCGCTGATCTCGCCGACGAGGCAATCGAAGAGTCCCTCAATCGGTCCATCGCCCAGATCCCCCGTTACACCGGCATCAGCGCCACTGAGTGCGAGTGCGGCGAAGAGATCCCGGAAGGCCGTCGTCAGGCTATTCCGGGCGTGAAGCTGTGCGTGGGTTGTGCTGAGCGGGTGGCGCTGGTGAATGGAGGTGTTCGCCGTGGATGAATTCAAAAAATGGGGTCATGACGAACTGGCTCACGACCTGGCTCAAAGCCTTCGGGTTAACCCTGAGCATATCGTCTGGGAGAATATGCAGATGGGGCCGTCCGGTTCTATTCGTCCCGACGTCTATTTGCTGAAAAAGCGTTACTCGACGTTTGCCCCCGTCACGTATGAGGTGAAGATCAGTGTCAGTGACTTCCGTAGCGATATCACGTCCGGGAAGTGGCAGGGCTACCTCAACTTTTCCAGCGCAGTGATCTTCGCCGTGCCGGCTGGACTGATCAAAAAAGAAGACGTGCCGGCCGGATGCGGTCTGATCGTTCGCCATGAAGAAGTTTGGCGGATGGTCAAGAAGCCAACGATGCAACACCTCGAAACTTTGCCTCGAGAGTCATGGCTGAAGCTGGTAATCGACGGGATCGGGCGAGCTATTGAACAGCGCGATACACCTGTACTGCGCCACGCCTTGAATAGTTGGTCTGCTGAAGAGCGTCTGCGCAAGCAAGTCGGCGGCGACATCGCAACGCTGATCGCCAAGGCAATGCGATCCAAAGATGACGTTGCTAATGAGTTGATCGTCCGGGAGAAACAACGCCAGGAAATCCGCGAAGGCACTCAGCGCGAATTGCAGTGGGCGCGCGAGGCTGTCGAGCGAGAGAAAGGACGCCTGACCAATGAGCTGCATGGTCTAGCTGATGCGCTCGGTCTTAGTCGTGAGTCATCCGTGCATGACCTGACCAACGCCTTGCGCGCGGCGACCCATCGCCTTAGTGAGGACGCCGAGGTTAATCGCTTGCGCAACCTCTTTGACCGCATCCAAAAAGCGACTGCTGACGCGATGCTGCCGCTACCGGGCGAGCAACTGGAGCTGATGGTGAGGGGGCTGCAATGACCGACAAAATCAGCGTGAACAGCTCCAGCAAGCTCACCGAAGCCATCGGCATGCTCACCGCCATGTTCCGCGAGAAGAAGTTCGTGGTGGTGTCGCTGCGTCCGGGCAAGGATCGGACCCTGGATCAGAACGCTTTGTGGTTCGCCTTCTACAAGCGCATCGCCCAGATGACGCAGATCGGCGATGAGGCTGATGCCCGGCGCTACTGCAAATTGCACATCGGCGTTCAGATCCTACTGAACGAAGACGAGGATTTCCGCACTGCGTGGTACCGGGTCATGCGCCACCTGACCTACGAGGAAAAGCTCGCCGCAATGGGTGGCTGCAAAATCTTTGGCCCGGACGGTATGCCCGTAACCAGCCTGTTCAACCGCGCCCAGGGCATCGCCTACACCGATCGCATCGTGGATGACTTCACGGCCAAGGGTGTGTTCTTCGGCGACCTTCTTGGGGAGGCGGCAGCATGATCCAGTTCAAGCCGGGCGATCTGGCGCTCATCATCCGAGCTATACACGCCGAAAACATTGGAAAGGTAGTCGAGCTCGTTCGCTTCGACAGCAGCCAAAAAATCGCTATCCCCGAAGACTCCCCGAGAAGCTTTGCACCAAATCCTGACCGAATTGCGTGCTGGGTAATTCGCGGCAGCTTCGTAGCCCATAGCACTCTGCGCGGTGAGATCAATTGCACCGTTGGTGCATCGCCGCAGTCGTGGCTCATGCCGCTCCAAGGCGATTTCCAGCCAGAGCAGCAGAAGTCACGGGAGGTGGCTGCATGATCTGGTTTGTCGCGCTGATCCTCGCAATGAGTGGCGAGCCGTTCGGAGCTGTGATGCTCTGCCTGATCGCAGCCGTGATGGAGGCTCGCTGATGAGCCTCCCATCCAGCAAGCCGAAGCCAAAGAAATGCACTAATCCTGCCTGTGGCGAGACGTTCACGCCGACTTTCAGCACCACGCAGAAGGTGTGCAGCCCCAAGTGCGGGCTGGCCATCAAGGACGTGAACTCTGACAAGGCGAGCAAGGCCCTTGCTGATGTAGGCCGCAAGGAGCTGAGAGCGGCCAAGGAGCGCGTCAAGCCGAAGGGGCATTACATGCGTGAGGCTCAGGTCGCTATCAATGCCTGGGTGCGATTACGCGACGACAAACTCCCGTGTGTCAGCTGTGGTCGTCATCACGATGGGCAGTACCACGCCGGGCACTACCGGACGGTTGGCTCGAGCCCGGCCCTGCGCTTCGAGCCGCTGAACATCCACAAGCAATGCGCCCCATGCAACAACCACAAGTCCGGCGACATCGTGAACTACCGCATCGAGCTGGTGAAGCGGATCGGCGCCGAGCTCGTCGAGTGGCTCGAAGGCCCTCATGAGCCAAAGCGCTACACCATCGAAGACCTGAAAGCCATCACCGCCGAATACCGCGCCAAAACCCGTGAACTCAAGAGGCAAGCCGCATGATCACTTTCCTGAGCGAGAACCTGATCCATTTCTACTTCGCCATCTTGCTGGTCGGATTCGGTGGCTGCATCGAAGGGTGCCGCCGGCTGATGCGCCGGGAACAGATTGCGCGAGGTGTGCGATGAGCAAGCCATCGAAGCAACTCACCCTTCGCGAGCACTGCCGGGCCTGCGCCGCAATCGTCGCCAAGTGGCCGAAGTGGAAGCGCGACTGCATGGCGAAAGATCTTCAGGGCATGGCTACAACGGTGAGGGCGAAGCCATGAAATGGAGAAAAGACACCGAGTGGCGGCTCATCTCCGACAGCGGCTACATGATCTGCAAGTACGTGATGAACGCCAAAAAGGAATGGGCCTACGTCGCGCGCCTGCCGTCAGGAAAGATTCTGCACTCAGGCATGGACTACGAGAAAGCCAAGGCGGCATGCAACGAACATTTTGAATCGACACAGGGGATGGCGGCATGAGCGACGATAGCAGCAAGGCGCAGGAATACACCGGCGGCAGCGTGAGCTACTACCGCGTCACGGTCTCTGATCCGACCAGCCCAGACCTGAAACCATACGAGGCTGAATGCAACGACATTATCGAATCCTTGGGAATGACCTACGCCGAAGGGAACGCCTTCAAGGCAATCTGGCGTAAGTGCGCGGCTCGCACCCTGGGCAAGGCAAAGCAGGGTTACAAGGATGGCCTGTACGACGCCGAGAAGGTCGAATTCTTCGGCGCCCGGATGGTTGCCACCTCACGACGAGAAGTGGCCACGGCCAAGCTCGAAGCCCTCGCAGGAGCTCAGTAATGGCCGAACGCAAAGTCACTGACGAGCAGCTGATCGAAGCGCTCAGCACCATGAGTGTCGGCCAGGCCGCCAAGCACTTCGAAATGGACCGCCGCAGCATTGAGCGAAGGAAGGCGAGCATGGTCCGCAAGGGCTGGAGTCCAGAGCACGACATGACCCACATCGTGCCGGACGGCTTCCGCCTGAAAGGGACGTCCAGCCTGTACAAAGAGGGCGTAAAGGCGCCGGTGTTGCAGTGGGTGAAGACCTCATCGGACGAGCAGCGTCAGCGCGAACTGATGGAAGCCGCCATTGCTGCGATGGGGGAAGACTTGCCGCGCATGTTGTTCGCGCCGGCGCCTGCCGCCTGCAACACCGACCTGCTGAACTGCTACGTCGTCACCGACTATCACCTCGGCCTGCTGTCCTGGCATGAGGAAACGGGTGCCGACTATGACCTTAGCATTGCCGAGCAGCAGTTGGTGGCCTGGTTCGCCGCGGCAATCCGGATGGCGCCTGATGCGGAGATCGGTGTGTTCGCGCAACTCGGTGACTATCTGCATTGGGACGGCCTCGATGCCGTGACGCCTGCCAGCAAGCACCTGCTCGACGCTGACACTCGGTTCCAGAAGCTGGTCCGTGTAGCGATCCGTGTGACCCGGCGCGTCGTCGACATGCTGCTCACCAAGCACCAGAAGGTTCACGTCCTCATGGCCGAGGGTAACCACGACACCGCCAGCTCCATATGGCTGCGCGAATGGTTCTCCGCGATCTACGAAAACGAGCCCCGCATCACAGTCGACCGCAGCCCTGATCCTTACTACTGCGTCGAGCACGGGCAGACCAGCCTGTTCTTCCACCATGGACACAAGAAGAAGCCGACGGCAGTGGCAGACGTGTTCGTGGCCAAGTTCCGTGAAGTCTTCGGCCGCACCCAGCACAGTTACGCGCACCTGGGCCATCTGCACCACGTCGACATTAAGGAAAACAATCTGATGATCGTGGAGCAGCACCGCACCCTGGCCGCCCCTGACGCCTATGCAAGCCGTGGCGGGTGGATCAGTGGCCGTGACGCCAAGGTCATCACCTACCACAAGGCATACGGCGAGGTAGGGCGCCTTACGATCAACTCGGACATGTTGAAAGCGGGGGCAGCATGAAGACGTGTTCTACATGTGGGGCTGATAAGGCCCTCAATGAGTACCACGCCGACAAGACAAAGACTGATGGGCGTGCTCCCCGCTGCCGTCAGTGCTGTTCGGAGCGGAAAAGGGCGAAGTATGCGAGCAACCCGGCGGAGGCACAGGCAAAGCGTCGGGCGGACTACGAGAAGAATCGCGAGCGGACGCTGGCAAATAACGCCGCCAGCCGGGCAAGACATGCGGAGTCGGTACGTCTTGGCAAGAAAGTGCATTACGAGCGCGTGAAACTCGATCCTGAGTGGCAGGCAAAGCAAAGGCTGATGCGTGAAAGGACCAAGGAAGAGAAGAGCGCATATGACAAGGCGTACCGGGCTGCCAGGCCCGAGCAGAACGCCAGGAATGCAATCGCCTGGGTGATGCGCAACCCTGATAAGCGCAAGACCATCTCCAAGGCGTACAAGGCCAGGCGCCGAAGCCAGGAAGCCGGAGGCGACAGCACTGCGGCAATCCACATCTGGGAGATGGCGGCCGTAAAGGTCTGCTACTGGTGCCAGAACGCCTGCGAAGAGAAGTATCACGTTGACCATTACGAGCCGCTTGCCAGGGGCGGCAGGCACGTCATCGCCAATCTGGTGATCGCCTGCCCGAGCTGCAACGTGAAAAAGAACGCGAAAGACCCGTACGCCTTTGCCGCATCCTTGGGGAGATTATTCTGATGACCTATCGCAACGTGGTATCCGCAGTTGTCCGGGCTCTTGCCGCCGAAACCATCAACTCGGCCGGTGGCAATGATTTCGAACCAAAGGTCCAGTGCGCCAAGCAGAAGGGGGAGATCGTTGGGAAGGAGGCCGCGCTGCTTCAGGACTGCATCGTGCACAAGCTGCTGCACAAGATCCTGAGCCAGCGCCACTGGTTCGCCCTGACCGCCAAGTTCAGCACGCACAATGGCCGCAAGATCGAGGCGACCGGGCGTTTGGTGGCGATCGTGACCAGCCCGGCGCCGCAACTATTCACGCAGAAGGCTGTTACCGCATGGGCAATCCCTCAGATCAAAGGCGTTCGCCGGGAGCCTGTGAAGGTCAAGGCTCCGCAGTTCGACGAAGACGTACCAGCGTGGCGGGTAGATGCAGCAAAGGCCGCAGTCGAGCGCGCAAACGCATCAGCGGCCAAGCGCGGAACCTGTCAGCGGGATGGCGCGATTGTCCTTGCTGATTCGAACTATGACATGAACACCTGGGACAACCAGGGGATGAGCGAGCGCACCTATCAGCTCTGGAACAAGGCCATCAAGAAGACGCTGGAAAGCCTTGTGGATGATGCGCTGATGGAAGCGCAGATCATTCTTGAGCAGGCCGGCGTATTGGGGGAGGAGGCAGCATGAAAGTGCTTGCCTTCTTTTCGCGAATTCGGCAATATAGGTCATCTTAGGAATTTAACGTCTTAAGGTAGCGAATTAAAAGCCCCGGCCATTGTGTCGGGGCTTTTTCGTTGTGCGGGTGATGCGCATTGCGCAGAGTAAGCCGAGAGACGGCATGGCATTAGCTCAAACCGTCGTCGCCCCATTCATTCCTAGCCAAGTGTTTGGCTTTTTGTTCGTCTTTATCGGAATCCAACCTTGTAAATCCAGGAATAGGGCGGCGCCGCCTGAGAAAGTGGAATGTGGCTTTCGCTACTGGGGTAGGTTGGATTACCGATGCAGATGAGTGCGCAATCGCCGAGGCGCACCGGGTGGAACGTTCCCTGAATTACGTTAGAGCCTGAGATCACACAGGCCATCTGCAACAAACGGCGACACCTGCCGCAGAGCGCCCCTGATCAGGGCCAGTAAGGAAGTGGTGTGACGGCTGGGAGGAGAGTCCCCCAGAATCATTCCTAAGCCCAGCCATCGCGCTGGGCTTTTTTGTGGGCGTCGAATTAACGATTGGTGAACAGGATCGCTACCAGTTGCATCTGGAAGCCTGATCGGCCACGGCGTTTGGCAAGCTACGATCCTGCCGCTCACACCCTATTTCAGCCCGGCCACACCCGTCGCTCTAAGCCGGGAGTGCTGCTGTGGCTGACTTATTCATCACCACTCCCCAGTGGTTTGGCCGCCACCTGACGGCCTTTTTTATTCCCCAACGCCGAGACACACGAGGCGCCTATGAGATTTCAAGCCATGTCAGAGCCAGGACCATTTACCGCATTGGGTGGTATCGCGCTCTATAAGCTCGGCGCCTTTGGTTTCGTGGCTGTACTGGCCGCCATTGTCGTTATGGCGATGACCCTACCGAAGACGGTCCGTGAGTTCGTTGTCGCAATGATCAGCACCACCGTCTCCAGTATCTGCGGCGGCGCCTTCATCGTGCGCTGGTTCGATCTTGGGGGCTGGATCAACGACGACTTCGGCCTGATTGCCATCGGTGGCGTGATCTTCGTCTGTGGCCTACCTGCATGGGTTCTGGTGCGTGCCTGGTTCAAGTGGGCCGAAAATCGAAAGGACAAGGATCTGGCGGAGCTGGCTACGGACCTGCAAGACCTGAAGAAGACTGTCACGGGCGGGCAATGACATGACTCCAGAACAGTTCGTTTACTGGCTGAACGGTTTTGCCGAGCTCAATCCATCGCTGGAGCAGCCGACGCCCGAGCAGTGGAAGTCGATCACCGAGCACCTGAAGACGGTGTTCGTGAAGGTCACGCCTGAAGTGAAGGTGCAGATCAACCCGAACGGCCAGAGTGCCGAGCAGGTAGCGGAGAAGATGCTGCAGGTTGTTCGGCGTGAAATTGGCCGTCCATTGCTTGGCTCGCCGGACTATTTCGGCGGGATCCCAGCGGTTACCTGTTAAACCAAAGGGTGCCTGGCTTCGTGCGGGCGCCACTCTACACACGCAATAGACTGCGCATATCCGGCTGAAACGGCTGGAATACTGGCAGTCGATTGCAGATCCCATGGTGACGTCATGATCTCGATCGAACGCAACGCTTACTTCATGTCGCCCAAGAATCACGCTCTGCACATCCAGATTGGTTACACCTGCTTCTGCATCGGGCAGGGCTTCGGGATGGATATGCGGCGCAGTCCTCGGCATAGCGAAGACATCGTGCCTTACGTCCACATTGATCTGTTTGCCCCTCGCCAAACCCCTGACGGCTACAAATGCAAAGGGTTCTGGCTTCGTGTTGGCAAGCGGCGTTTTGGTGGAAGCCGTTTTTCGGGGTGAGTGACATGGCCAAGACCTTCCAGTTGCAGGCCTATCTGCCGTGGTGGTTCGTTCTCTACCTGAGAGCCTGCTACGTCTTCGCCTGGATGATCGGCATGGAAGTCGACACGGACATCGTGTCTGCTCAGGCCGAGAAGGCGATCCGGTTCCGCAAGATTGAAGTAACCGATGAGGGCAACGGATGACGGTCATCCGTTGCGTCATTCCTTTGCTGACGGCGGCCATGAAGCTCTCGCGGATGGGGCGGAAGAATGCTCAGGTGCTCGGCATGCTCGATGCGTGGGCTGACCTGTACCCGCACAAGCGCCTAGCACTCAAGACCATCGAATTAATTGTGCATGACCGCCTAGGAGCTGCTGATGACGACCATTGCCTACAAGGACGGGATCATCGCCTATGACGGCCGAGTCTCGCGCGGCAGCACCATCGTCTATGACGACTTCGACAAGATGCGGGAACGTGAAGGCGTTTGCTTCTTCGGTACCGGCGCGACTGGCGACATCAATGAACTGGTTGGTGCATGGTTCGGCGAGGAGGTCATCGGCGAGTGCGGAGCGAATGCCCTGGTGCTGCATGACGGCAACCTCACCCTGATCGGCTACGACGAAGGCAAGGTCTGGAAGAGCCCTGTTGTGCTCGACAGGCCGTATGCCATTGGAAGCGGTGCAGATCATGCGCTGACTGCGCTCGACATGGGCGCATCTGCCTATCAAGCCATCGAGATAGCCATGAAGCGTGACAGCTGCACTGGCGGCAAGATCAGAACGCTCACCATCAAGGTCGAGCAGTAGAAGGAATTCAACATGGCGGCAAAGCAACCCGACTGGGAGGCAATCGAACGAGCCTACCGGGCTGGTGCATTGTCCCTGCGTGGAATCGCTGACAAGTACGACACCAACGAAGGCACGATACGCAGCCGGGCCAAGAAGAATGGCTGGCAGCGTGACCTTACTGCCCAGGTGCGCACGGCGACCAAGGAAAAGCTTTCACGCAATACTTCACGCACCGACTTCACGCAGCGTGAAGATGCACAGATCGTTGATGAGGCATCCGATGAGGCTGCTTCGATTGTATTGGCTCACCGTGCTGACCTTGGGCAATGGCGAGACATCTCCAGCAAGCTCCGCCTGGCGCTGAGTGACATGGAAGTGACCGAGGACAACCTTGGAGACTTCTCCCGCGCACTGAATGCTGGTGTCGATGCCCAACTGAAAGTCATCAAGGGGGAGCGCCAGGCTTACAACATGGACGCCGAAGCTGGTGGAAGCGATTCCGACGAACTCTCCAAACTGATGGACGATCTATCGAAGGAAGCCTGACATGAAACCCGAGCACATAGCGCTGCTCCGGGACAAGCTTTGGAGGCTGAACAACCTCTACTTCATCACGGACAAGCAGGGCAAGAAGGTCCGCTTCCGGATGACGGACGAGCAGATCGAGTACTTCGATGGGCTGCATACGCGGAACATCATCCTGAAGGCTCGGCAGCTCGGCTTCACCACTGAGTGCTGCATCATCCAGCTGGACGCGGCTCTGTTCGAGTCAGCCAAGTGCGCGCTGATCGCTCACACGCTGAACGACGCCAAGCGCCTGTTCCGGGAGAAGGTCAAGTATGCCTACGACAACCTGCCCGCTGAGATCCGCAAGGCCAACCCGGCGCGCAATGATGCGTCCGGCGAGCTGGTGTTCAGCAAGGGCGGCTCGATCTACGTTTCCACGTCCTTCCGGGGCGGCACACTGCGTTACCTGCACGTGTCCGAGTTCGGGAAGATATGCGCCAAGTTCCCGCATAAGGCCCGTGAGATTGTCACTGGCGCCTTCGAGGCTGTGGCCACTGACTGCTTCGTCACGATTGAGTCGACGGCTGAGGGCAGGGCGGGTTACTTCTTCGACTACTCACAGAGCGCCGAGAAGCAACAGATGTCCGGTGTGCCCCTGGGCCTGCTGGACTGGAAATTCTTCTTCTTCAGCTGGTGGAAGAACAAAGACTACCGGCTTGACCCGACTGGCGTGGTCATCCCGCAGCGCCTGACCGACTACTTCAATGAGTTGGCGGCCAAGCACGAGATCATCACAAACGATGGTCAGCGCGCCTGGTACGCGGCCAAGGAGAAGTCCCTCGGTGACGACATGAAGCGGGAATACCCGTCAGTGCCGACCGAAGCGTTCCAGCAGTCGGTTGAAGGCGCCTACTACGCCAAGCAGTTCGCCAAGCTCTATGCCAACAAGCGCATAGGTGTAATCCCGGACAACAGCCATCTGCCTGTGATGACCTTCTGGGACATCGGCGTCGGTGACTCCACGGCCATCTGGTTCGTGCGTCAGGTCGGCACCGAATACCACGTCATCGACTACTACGAGAACTCCGGCGAAGGCCTGCGGCATTACATGAAGGTGCTCAAGGACAAGGGTTACACCTACTCCGAGCACTGGGGGCCGCATGACATCGAGAACCGCGAGTTCGGCAGTGATGCCAAGAGCCGCAAGGACATCGCCAAAGAGGGCTATGTGATCGACGGAGACAAGTACTCCATTCGGTTCCAGGTCGTTCCCAAGACAGGCGTTGACACTGGCATCGAGGCGGCGCGGGAGATTCTTCCCCTCTGCGTGTTCGATGAGTCCAAGTGTGAAGAAGGCATCGGTCATCTCGAAAACTACCGCAAGGAGTGGGACGAGAACCGCGGGTGCTGGAAAGACAAGCCGCTTCACGACAAAACATCCCACGGTTCCGACGCCTTCAGATACTTCGCCGTTGCCAAGACCAAGCGTGTACGCACCGCCTCTACCGCACCTTTGAGAATCTAAACCATGTCCGACGACCCGAGCAAAACGCTACCGGCAGTAGACGCCATGCGCGAAGACTGGGACATCGTCGATCCTTTGATGGGCGGCACCCGGGCGATGCGCGAGGCTGGTACTGCTCTCCTGCCAAAATGGCCGAAAGAGGAGACGGAGGATTACGACAACCGCCTGAAGCTCTCCACCTTGTTCCCGGCCTACAGCGAGACGGTGAAGAACAACACCGGTCGCGTGTTCGCTGGGCCAATCTTGCTGGGCGAGGACGTTCCGCCAGTAATTGTGGAGTTCGCCGAGGACTTCGACCGGCAAGGTAACAACCTGCAGGTCTGGGCGAAGACATTTTTCGCCAATGGGTTGTCGCGCGGTCTGTGCCATGCACTGGCTGAATACCCAAAAACAACCGACGAAAAAGGCAATAAGACAATTATCACCAAGGCCGATGAGAAAGCGGCCAAGGTTCGCCCATACGCAGTCATGATCCGGCCTCAGCAAGTGCTTGGCTGGCGTTCGAACACTGTTGACGGCGAGCATGTCCTTACCCAGTTCCGGTACATGGAAGAGGTTCAGGAGGATGACGGCGCTTTCGGCATCAAGTCTGTTCCCCAGATCCGAGTGCTTGTGCCTGGAGCGTGGGCAACGTATCGAATGGCAACGGTTAAAGGCCAGAAGGGTTGGAGCCTGCACGATAAGGGCCCAACCAGCCTCGACCACATCCCTCTAACTACCTACTACACGAACCGCACTGGTTACATGACAGCCACGCCGCCGCTTCTTGAGTTGGCTTACCTCAACGTGAAGCACTGGCAGTCCCAGAGCGATCAGGACAACATCATGCATGTTGCCCGCGTGCCGATGCTGGCTATCTCTGGCATTGATGATGACACCTGGGAGTTGAAGGTCGGCACCGCGTCCGCTACCAAGCTGCCAACCAACGGTAAAATGGAGTGGGTCGAGCACACCGGCAAGTCGATCGAAGCGGGGCGAACGTCACTGGCCGACCTCGAAGACCAGATGCGAGTTGCTGGAGCCAAGCTGCTGCAGAAGGATAAGCAGTCCGTCAAGACTGCAACGCAAGCCGAGGAGGAGGCCGCTCAAGAGCTGAGCCCTCTCCAGGCCATGGCGTTAGGGCTCGAAGACGCCATTGACCAGATCCTTCAGCACTTCGCGGAACTGAGTGGGCTGCCAGAAGGCGGTCACGTTAAGACCCAGGGCAATTTTGACTCTGACTTTATTCCTGAGGTCTCGATTCCTGCCCTGATTCAGCTGAACCTGGCCAGCAAGATCTCGGATCAAACCCTGTTCTCCGAACTGCAGCGCCGCAACGTGGTGTCGCAAGATCTGGATTGGGCGGAAGAATCTGCCAAAATCGCCGAACAAGGCCCCGCACTCGGAACACTCTAAATGGCTATCAAGCACGTGATGGGTCGAGACATCGGCATGCAGCTGTGCAAGATCCTCGGGCTAGCCCCGGGATCAGTTGCCGACATCAAGCTCAACCTCGATCGGTGCAGCGTTGCCACGGTCGAGGTGACTCGCGTCCTGACTCGTGATGAGGCGGATGCGCTCATTCAAGTAGTCGAGCAGTACGAATTCGTCAGGCGGGTGCCGAGTGATGCCGAGCGTAAACACGATACTTGAGGATGAGCAAATTGCTCACAGTGTAAGCCTCGAAAAGTACAAGGTTGGCGTGGTCAAGCGGATCATCTCGCTGCTGAACCGGTCGGATGCAGACCTTTCGGCGGCCTTGGCCTCTGCATTGGAGCGGCTGCCGGCGGAATCCTTCACGGTCGAGCGACTGGAGCTGCTGCTGGATCAGGTCCGGCTGATCAACACTCAGGCCTATGCGTCGGTAGCCGTTGAGCTACAGAACGACCTGAAGGAGCTGGCAGGCTACGAGGTGAGCTGGCAGCAGGCGCTGTTCGAGAAGGTCATCCCTGAGCCGGTGCTGGTCCGCTTCCCGATTGCCAGTGTCAGCGCTGAGCAGGCTTACGCAGCGGCCATGTCGAGGCCATTCCGCGCGCGCCTATTGAAGGATTGGGGGCCAGAGATCGCCGCTGACCGCATGAAGAAGATGCGCAGCGCGATCAGCCTTGGCTATCTCGAAGGCAAGACCACCGACCAGATTGTCAGAAGCATTCGTGGCACCAGAGCATCGGGTTACACCGACGGCTTCCTTGAGCGGCCCCGCAAAGACCTTGCGGCAGTCGTCAGGACGGCTGTGAGCCACACTGCGGCGACTGCGCGGGATGAGTTCGTCAAGGCCAACGAAGAGATCATAAAAGCTGACCGCTGGGTCAGCACACTTGACAATAGAACGAGCGCCCCGTGCAGGATTCGTGACCAGCTTCAGTACACCGCCGTGACGCACAAGCCAATCGGTCACAAGGTGCCTTGGCTGCAAGGCCCTGGCAAGATTCACTGGTGCTGCCGGTCAACGTCGGCGCCAGTGACCAAGAGCTGGAAAGAGCTGGGAATTCCTCTCAACGAGATGACCCCGGCGCAACGCGCCTCGATGGACGGCCAAGTCCCTGGCGGCACCACCTACAGCGAATGGCTCAACCGCCAATCGGACTCCCGCAAGATCGAGGTGCTCGGCCCGGCTCGCGCGCAGTTGCTGAAGGATGGCAGGCTGGATCTGGAGGACTTCTACACGCCAACCGGTGAGTGGATGACTCTCGACCAGATGCGCGCCCGTGACGCTGCGGCATTTGCTAAGATCGCGGCATGACCGACAAACCCCGCTTCCACGTAATCGACGGCACCGCTCCACCGGATACCCCGGCCGAGCAGGTGCGTCGTCGTGTGCGAGCTCAGCCGAAGCCCGAGGCAATGGTTCAGTGCCATCGCTGCGGCGGCCGTGAAGTGGTCGAATCACGGATCGGCGTCCTGATGAAGAACGGCAAGCCAACTGGCGGGACGAAGGTTCTGCTTTGCGTGTCATGTCTCCTTAACGGCCAGCGAGTGGTGATTTGATGGACCTCCCAGCTCTAACTGTGAGCCAGTTGATCGACCGGCTCATTGAGTTGCGTGACGCAGGGTGCGGGGAAGCCAAGGTGCTGTATCCGAACTACGAATACGGCGACCATGAGGAGATCGACTCGGTACGCCTAGATTTAGAGTGTGGCGGCGTCATCCTCTCCTGACCGTCACGCTGTAGCGTCACGAAACGAATTCAAGCAGTTTATGGGGTGAGTGCGCAGGCTGATGCGTGAAGAGCTACAAGGCGAAGCAGCTGGGGTAACGTGAACGTGCAGGGGCAACCCGATTCGTG